GCACTTCTCTGGTTTAATGATCATTCCAGTTGGCAAGCAATCTATTTTTGCAGTTTCCAGATCGAACTGGTCATTGCTTCTGAACGCACTGTCGTCGCCCAGAACCTTCAGGTTTCGGATCTCTACTTCCTGGCAGTCAGCAAGATAATCGATAAGTATGTGGTTCACTACTGAGTCGATGATCTGCGTCCACCAAGATCCGGAAGGTACACCCCTGTATTTACGGAACATACGTCCGTCAGGCATGAGGATGGGAGTGTTCACGAAGTACCACACCATAGCATCCCAGACGTTTCTCCACTTCTGTCGTTCTACCTTATCAACAGGTTTTCCCTGAAAGGTGTTCCATTCAATGTTCTGACGAACAATGTCGAACGCAGTGTAGATCAGCCACGCTGGTACTTTTGTGTCAAAAGACGAAAAGTCGATACCATATAGTGTCTCCCCTTCCCTTAGTTTGCAACACCATTCGGTGTAAAGGCGTTGCGCACTTTTTCCATTTAGCATCGGTGAGTTGGGATCGTTCATAAAGTCACGATACATCAAAGGGGCGTAGAACCCTTCGACTGTCAACACCTCTGCTGGATATACCCAAACCAGGCGCGTTTTAGGCTCGTCAATCTCTGACATGCCTCCACGCTGTCCTGCAAGACACGGAGGGAACCGCATCCTCGAAGGGTTGAAACTTCTCTTTCCATCCTGTTTCATTCTGTGTCCTAGCCATCTTGCTTCATGGTAGATCTCTTCCATGCAGTCGCCTTTCTTAGCACCCATGAAAGTCGAACCTGCTGACGTGTCACGTCTCAAGAATTGACCTACCTCATGCCAATCAAGCGGTTCACGCTTGTACGGCAATTTGAAAGCCTTCTTTGCTTTGGCGATGGAACGCCGCATTGAAGATTGTTGTGATGACGATAGACTACGGAATGTGTTTTTCTCACCAGCAAACTTCGCTAACGAAGTGTACATACCCACGTTACCTTGTGGGCGGCGAGTGAAACCACGGATGTCCTCGTAGATGTCTCGATCGAATAACTTTAGGCTCTCTCTCACCTGAGGATCGGTGTTAGAGTTAGAGCTGTATGTTGAGTACCCTCCATACTTAGCGATTTCACGTAAGTTGGAGTCCTCGAAGTGAAGAGGGATTACATCTTCGGAAGTGGTTGACCCCGTCTTTGCTGGACGGAGGTGGAGTGCGTCAACTAAATGAGACCCCTTTCCAATGACGTAGTGGTTGGTTGGTTCTGAAGTGAAATATTCCATTTCGGCTCCAGAGATGAAGGAGGATAAACCCGTTTGCACGGTAAAAT